ACATACCTGTACCTACGTGTCCGCCACCACCACCAGTATCTGGTCTTTCCCAATTTTGAGTTATATAAGATACTCCATCATTTGGAGAAGTAAAACCTGCATTCATTCTCCAATGGTCTGCTTCACTAAGTCCACCTGAAATACCAGTTAAAGCAGCTCCACTAATTGCTGGCAAAGCTCCAGTTAATTTAGAAGCTGCTAAAGTTCCTATATGAGAATCATCTACAGCACCATCAATAAGTTCTGCCGAGTCAACTGAGTTTGTTGCTAGTGTTCCAGCATCGACTGTACCATCAGGCAATCCACCAACAGATAGTCCTGTGACTGTGCCTGAACCATTAATTACTATTGCCATCTACGTTACTCCTATGGTTTTGGAAACTCAGACTTAATAGCTAATATGGCATCCTTGTGTGTAGTCGTGCCATTAATAGCATCATCGCTGATTAATTCAAATTGATTTAACGCATCGTATTTAGCTTTGCGTTTTCTTGCGTATTCTTTAGAGTCGTATTCTGCTTGCAGTCGTATAATTTCAGCATCTATTTCTTCTTGAGTAGGTTTTGCAATTTTGTCATCTTGCCAATCCAAATCATTGCCTATCAATACCCAACCAGCAGAGTTTGGTTTTAGAGAAGTAATAGCATCTACCATTGTTATTTCATTTGCCATTTGATTATCCTTTAATTTCTTGAAGCATAAAAACACCACCATTATTGTTTTGGTAGTTATAAGTAATCGTTCCGTTATAGGCTCTACCAATTACTTTAAATGTATGTGAACCAGCCGAAAGAGTACCAGTTAAAAACATTATATTAATAACTGTTCTTCCACCACTTTGATAAAAATAGTGATTAGTGCCTGCACTAACATTCGAACCATCTACATTAAAATAAACATCTGGGTTACAATTTGTAGTACTCAAGGCTGTCTGATGAGAATCAAACCACATCATTACTTTAGAATTTGCTTGTACTGTCATAGTAGTTGACATCAAATCGGCTGAACCACTTGGTGCTGTAACATTTACAGCACTACTAGAAGTGAAGCCAACAGATTTAGCTTGTATTACAGTACCAGTAGGTAGTCTTGCTGAGTTTAAAGTTCCCGAAGTTAAATCAGTAGCACTTGTTGAACCAGCAGTTTGCCACGAACCATCTCCTCTTAAAAAGTTTCCGTTACCAGCCGTACCTGTACCAAGTCTTGCTGTTGCAATTGTACCTGTTAATTTAGTTGCAGCAACCGTTGCAATCTTCCCATCTGTTATTTGGGAATCAGCAATCTTTACTGTTGTTACTGAATCAGTTCCCAGCGCAGTTGCATCAACAGCACCAGCTCCAAGTTTCGCACTAGTTATAGCATCATCAGCAATATCTGCTGTAGAGACACCACCATCTAAAAGTGCCGTTGCGTTAATCTTATCAATTGCCATAGTTCTTTATCCTTTAATGTAATGCTACCCAAGCACTACCAGCGTATGCTTCGATTTTACTTGTAGTACTATTGTATACTATCATTCCAACAGCAGCAGTCAACGCATTACGTTGAGTTGTTGTTACCGTGTTTAATTTCATTGCACTACCAGTACCAGTAACAGTAATAGATGTTCCACTAATTGTTGTACCTGTAACTGCGGCAGGAGTGTTACCACCAACGATACCGTCTACGTTACCTGTCACATTACCAGTGATGTTACCAGTGAACACACCAGCGATTGCACCAGCACCAGTAATTGTTGGTGCAGTCAATGTCTTGCCAGTAAGTGTCTGTGTTGCAGCAGTACCAACGAGTTCTTGGTTTCCACCAGCAGGAAGTGTCAGTGTGTTTGTTACACTAGCACTATGTGGTTGTGCGATAATCTTTTGTCCATGTGTGTTTTGTTCACAGTTTAGTGTGATTGCACCAGAGTTTGAACCACCACCTTGAATCTCTACAATTTGAGTTGCTGGAGTTAAATCCAAATTACCAGATGCAGTTGAAACATTACCAGTTACGTTACCTGTCACATTTCCTGTTACGTTACCAGTAATATTACCTGTCACATTACCAGTTACGTTACCAGTAATATTACCAGTGAATACACCAGCGATTGCGCCTGTACCTGTGATGGTAGGACTTGTTAAATTTTTGTTTGTGAGTGTTTGTGCCGCAGTGAGGAGAGTAACAGTATCAGCAGTAAGAGCAGAACCATTACCAAGTTTGGTATAGAGTTCTACAAAGTTGTCATTGATTTTGTCACCACCAGTGCGTAAAGAATCACCAGTACCGTCATTGGCGGTATTACCTAATCCTAATGCTTGATATGCCATGTTAGTTTTCCTTTAATTTCTTTCTATTATTTATAAGACTTTTTTGGTTATGCTGTATCAAAAGTTCTTACATTATCGTCAAATTCCACGTTATCGGAACTAAACCTTGTGCCACTAGATGTTACAATTATCTCACTAGGTGGAGGCACATTGACTCTTGTTCTATATGCTCCAGCTGGTATGATATATTTATCTATCTCATCGAAAGTAGCATTCGTTGAGTCAAATTTTGTTCCACTATCAAATTCATTACCATTGATTTCTTTTATGGATACTTCATTGATTTTATATGTTCCCCATTGGTCAATAGTATATAAGTCACGACTTTCATTTCCAGTTTGTGTTGCACTTCTGTATATGCCTGGATAGTTTGGTATCTGTGCATTGTCTCCAATAGGGGGAACTGCAAATGCGTACTTAGGAAGATTGTCTAATGTATTACCAGTTGAATGAGAACCTCTACCTGTTCTTAGAACAACAGTAACATCCCTATGCAATGTAACATCTCTTTGTCCACTTGTCAAGTCCGAAGATTCTGGAACACCAACACCAGCATTGACTCTTGCAGTTGAATCATCTATAGTACCCAAACGTCTACCAAATACTGTTGTGAATAGATTAGTAAATGTAGATGCAAGTTCTGGTGAGTATGTATCGTCACCAATGTAATCTCCAACAGAACCAGCAGTTGGGTTTTGAATAGTTGCAGATACAAGTGTTGAGAATGAAACTTCACCGAACACATTCCAACCAGCTGGGTGAACAGAACGTCTTACACTTTCTCTCCACTCGTTGATTGATTGTCCAATACGAACCACATATGAATAGTCTTGATAGAAATTAGAATCTTGAACCTTCATTTCAGATTCAGACACTTTACCTTGGTCGTTTACAAAACTACCAACAGTTTGTCCAACTGTTCCAATATTAGAAGTTGCCTTAGATGGAGTGGATTGATATACAACACATGTCGCACCTGTTATAGATGTGATTGTGTCTCCCCTATTAAAGTCAACACCTGTGTCAATTTCTAGAATGTGGGTTGTAGGATTAAAGTTTACAACCACACCAGAATGACTTGTTAGTTGATCACCAGCAGTAAAACTACCAGATACATCCTTAACTAACATGTTTCTATTAAGAGTAAAGTCTGGTGCAGATGCATAATCTAAACCAAAGTTTGTAATAGAGATTCCCTCTACATGTCCAACCATTGGAGTTTGAGTTGATGCCGCATATAAACTTGAACCGTTACCAGACGTAGTTCCACTGTCAGATACTAAAGGTAGTTGTATGAAACCATTACCCTTGTCAATCATTTGAATCTTAGTAATCTCTCCACGTTCATTTACATTACTGCCAGGAGCATTACCAAAGGTTGCAGTCTCTATAACAATCTGTCCACCATCTTCCATAACTAGATGGTCTAATTCACCTACAGTTTCTTCTTGGTTTACATAGAATCTATCTTCTGTAACAATCAAGTTACCATCTTCAGATATAAAATGGTCTGGTGCAGTTGCTTGTTCTAGATTAAACGCACCACCAACAACAGCAATCTTTGCACGAACATCTTTACCTTCAGTGTTATCAACATTGAATACAAGTTCTTCACCGACAGAATATCCCTGTCCACCATCCTCAATTAATATCTCATCAATAGAACCAACACCAGCAGATTCAACACGAGCGGTTGCTGCATTATTTCCAGCACCACCAGTTACACGAACAGGGTCAGCAGTATTATAATATGCACCCCCTGTCGTTACAATACCTTCAACAACAATACTTTTAATCTCACCAGATATTTCTAAGTCAAGACTAGTATCAATTGTTGTACCAGTTTCTCCAGCAACGAATGTTCCTACAACAGAGTTTGCATCTAGATTCAACTCAGCAATTTGAGTTGCACCTTCTCTAAATTTAATAACTGTTGCAATGATTGCTGTTGCACCAGATGTTCCACCAGTGATTGTTTCACCAATTGCATTATTAAAATCAGATGTTCCTGTTTCAACAATACGAATAACTTTATCTGTACTCCAACGACCATCAGATGGACGAAGTAGATTATCTCTTGGATAAACGATTGATGCTTCTTCATCAAATAGAATACGGAAGAATAATTTGTGTCCTTTCTCCGTACCCTTTGCAGCATACATGTCTTTGATGTTCTTAATAAGTTTTCTTTTTGAGAGACCATCTGCAACCGTGTTAGGCATTGCTTCCATAAAGGAATCTCTAAACTTATCAAGGAAAGAATAAACTGTGTTATCAACGTCTGCGTATTCCAGAAGTTGTTGAATATTTTGTACAGGGTTTGCACGATAAGATGATACTGTAGATACTGCTCCACTAGTAGAACCTGTTACAGTTTCCCCTGTTTCAAATAGTTGTTGTGATGTAATGAATAAACGATTGTTATTATCAAAGTCATCTACAAGAACACGAGCAGTTGCTTTACTGTTTGTACCGACAATAGTTTCACCAGCAACAAACTTACCTGTAGATGATTCTAGAACAACCTTCTCTTCATCTTCACTAAGAATAAAATTGTTAGTAAGAGTTTCTTCAATAACATATTCGTTTGAACCAGTAAGTGTTAACTCACCTGCTTCAAGAAACTCATAATAGTATTTTAGAAATAAAGAAAAGAGGGGATGGTCTTCCCGAACAAAATCTGGAAGTTGCGACTCAAGATGAGGCGATACCTTATTCTTTAGTGTAGGATGGTTTCCCGACATTTATAAAAACCTTAATATGATGAACTAGTAGCGTATCCAGTTCCAGCAGCAGAACCACCAGACTCGATAGTATCCACTTCAGCAGTTACTTTTGTATTTGTAAAATCTATTTCCAATAGTTGGTTTCTAACAGGAACAATATCATTAGACTTAGGTTGTACCACAACTGAGACAGTTCCATCAGAATTAGATGTTCCTGTAATAGTCAGAGATGGAAGAGTTACCAATCCAGTTGAGTAATCAACTGTTCCTGCTGTGCTATTTAAATAAGTTCTTGTTGTACCACCAACAAGATAGTATGTACGAATGTTACCATTGCCATCATCATCAATGAATATAGTATTTGAATTTCCAGCAATAGTAAAACCAGTAGATACTACAATTCCACCCATAGTAGCATTATGTCCAGAGTGTGGATTATATAAAGCATTACTATAATCTAGTATATACTGAGAAGATGTATTAAGAACAGGTTTGATTGTTTTCTCAATCTTCAAGGTTGTAATGTTTGATAGAATAGAATTATCAGCTGAATCAATTAAACGTGATAGTTTTGAAAATCTAAAGACACCATCAAAGTTTTGCAAGTCACTATTATTATATGTTGTAAGAACATTTGTAACAATAGTCTCAATTGATGTTGCAGTATTTGTAGTAGACTTAGCATCAAATTTTACATTACTAGTCAGTCTAAGTTTTGTTATTTCTGGGTCAACAATAGTTGGACGAACAGATGCAATATTATATCCATCTAGTAATTTTACAATACTATCTTTCTGTGCCTGTGTTAAATTTACACCAGACTGTGTTTTGATTGCAAGGTATACTTGTCCATATCTTGGTGGGTTATTATCTTCACCACCCCACACTTGAATTGCTTTTGTGTCAGCATATACTTGTGGTACGATTGTTTTATAATCTTGTGTTGTTACTGCTCTACCCTGTGATGAATAATCAAGAGGAGCATTATATTTAATTGATTCTATTGTTTCTGGTTCTGCACCACCAGATGCAGATACAAGAGTTGCAACTGTGATATCAGATTCTCCACCAACACTAGTTCCACTGAATACACTTGCACCGTTTGCTTTATCTTTGTTAGTAACAATATATTCTAGAATTACAATATTACCGTCTGTTGGTTTAGAACCAACAACACCATCACCAAAGTAAACTTCAAACTTACCATCTTCAACTTCCTGTAGAAAATATACATCTGATGTTTTGGTAACTTGTGAAATATCAGTTGCAAGAGTATATGTTGTTAGTGTTGCATCTGATACTGAATTTTGAACTGAAACTTTTAATGTGGTTGTATCTGCACGAGCATCTGTAACCATATACTTCTTATCAAGGTTTGCACTATCTACAGTATACTTTGCAGTAACTAGTGTACCTTCATAGATTGGTAGATTAACAAAACGTGTAATACCGTTTACAGGTGAAACAGTTTGAGCTGCATTCACAACAAATCCATATGTAGAATCATTTACCTTAGTAGTGAATTTAGTTCCCTTTGAAATTGTTGCTGAACCACCTGTAAAAGAATTAAGTGTTACATCAACATAAGCAACTGGCGCTCTCGCAGAACGTGGAGTATAACCCAAAGTCTTTGCGTGAGAGACTACCGAAGAACGTAGGGTTGCAGTATCCAAGAATGATTCATTGACTGCCATGTTTGCATTCATCGCTAAGTAATGCGTGTTGTACGCAAGTAAGTCGATGATAGTAGAGAGTCCCGAACCTTCAAAATTGTAGTCCGTAAACTCTGTTTGGTTTTTCATGTATGTCTTGAGATTGTTTTTGATATCATCAAAGTCCAACTCAGTGACTTGTAATTTTGTTGCCATTTATCTTAGTCTCTCTAAAAATATATCCAATGCCTGTAGTTCTGCTGGACTGTTAGCCACATAAAACTCTATGGTTACTTCATAACGATTTTGGTCGATATCACCTCTAACAATTACATTCGACAGTTCTGCTCTAGGTTCAAAGTTTGTTATACAATCTTCTACATGTCTTGCAAGTAGATTTGCAGTTGAGGGCGAGACAGGTTCAAACAATGTAGCACGAATGTCCGAACCTATCTCTGGATGAAACGGTCTTTCATAGAAATTTGTATTAATCAGATTCCTTACACTTCTCTTAACTGCGTCAACGTCTGACAGTCTAGCGATATCGCCAGTAACAGGATGCTTTGCAAAGGACAAACTAATGTCTTTGAAAATGTTTGTGCTTCTGCTAATGTTAACTGCCATAGTGTTCTCCTACAGTTATTTATAACGGAACTACCAAGTCACGATTCTTAATATGCTGTTCTGCGATATCTTCTTTCGATTGACCGTGGTAACTCACTGCATGATGATTCTTAATCATTAAGTCATTAATTGATGTATCAGCAAAGTCTGTTGTTCTCCATAACTCTCCAAGGATACGTCCATACTTACCTTCTGCATCCTTTCTTGTTTTGAGAACAATACCACCTTCATCATCCAATAACTTAGTGATATAATCCTTTGCCATCAATCCATATTTCTTTTCGTCCAAATCCCTTGTACGACTTTCTGGTGTGTCAATTCCAAACATACGAATACGTTCTTTCTTCAACCACACACCGAAACCCAAGTCGATATCTACATCAACTGTGTCGCCGTCTACTATCTTTACTACTTTACATCT